CTTTCTTAGGGAATCGTGCAGTAGGATCGCTCATGATCTTACCGCCACCTTTGTTCTTGCCATTAGCTGTTTGTAGCTTAGGATTTTTGCGGCCTTTTAGTTGCTCAACACTACCACCTTGAGCCATAAACCGAGCCATTGCTTCTTCTGATAACTTGCGCGCTTCGTCTTTGGATACTACTGGGAGTTCTTTGTCAATCATTTTATTTGCCTTTCTTTGTTACTATGTCTTATTATAACACCGTTTGGAAAATTTCTCAACCAATGACCATACACAGTGATGGGTTACTGTGTATTTAATGTTGGTAAGTACTCACCTATCAATTGACGCTCTAGGGCATGAGCATTTGTCTTGCCCCTAACGACCTCAACTATTTGTGGGATAAACACTTCGGCCCCGTAGGACCTGATAGCGCAGCATAAAGCCCAGGACTTACCCTCGGTCAATGCTCTGCGTATGTGCTTTTGTGTGCGAACCTTGAGGTCCTTTTGGCGAAAACCTTGCGTAATGCCAATGTAGAAATCACCAGTAACAGCATTTGTGATACTGTATACTATGTGTCTACGATCTGATCTCTTTTTTCTGTTCATGTCATAATTATAACACCGTTTGAACAGAATGTCAAGAATAACCCTTCAGACTGCTAGGGTAATAAAAAGGTTTTACCTTTCGATTTCTAAACCGTTTTCATTGGTTTCAGTGGCCCAATGTATCACAACCCAATCACCTATGCACATCTCTTCCGCCACGCGGCCTTCGGGTGGAATATCTTTACCACCCTTTGCCATCATGCCATACCAATATTCAAAGTAATTATCTAGTATTTCTTTTTCAGACATTGTGACAATAAAATCTGCCTCGTCTGTAGGTTCAACGTAGGTCCAATATTTCATATTATGTTCTCGTGAAGTGAGGGATAGGCGACATATCATTATAAACGGCCCATGGATTGTCGTCAATCCACACGTCTATATGTATACGCATATTATCTAAATATGGTTTCTTTGCTAATCTGCCTGTGAAAATAATCCTATCTACATTTTCTTGTAGATATTTAACTACATCGTCACCTTCTTCTTTGTATCGCATAGTGACAACATATACAGTATGCCCGTTGAATTTAGCATTGGATATAAATTTATCCCACAGTAAAGGATCTCTAGTATACGTATCATCAAAATCTAAAGATATATTCATTTGGCAGATAATCTTAACAGTTTAACTTGGCTATCGGGTGCAACATATACGTGCGCTCGATACAAAGTGTTATCTTTGTTAGGATCTAATTGTTTTGTAAATTCTATTAGATTATTTTCCATCATATACCTAACTAATTCTTCGGCAAGTCTTTCTTTAACCATATTTTCATAATCTGGTTGCCATGCAATCTTATCAATATAGGTACCTATATAGGTTGCTGTTACTAACTTACCACCTATAGCATATTCTTTTTGATTTACATCAACATTAAATTCTTCTAGATAATTTGATATTTTTGGTATTATCGACATCGGTAATTAATCTTCTTTAGGTAACAACCCATTACTATGTCTATCGCGCGTTTGCTCCACATCTTGAAACAATCGTTTTTCCTGTGTTGTCAATGTATCTTTATGTGTTTTTCTAGGATTGCCGCATAAAGGACATTCTGGGTTACCACAATCCATAGCATGATGCTTGGCAAACTTATGTGGCTCAATATTGGTAACACCTGCAGCTTTTGCAATTTTTACTTGCTTTTTAATTGCAACTTCTTCTTGATGCAATCGTTTGCTATGCTTGATTTTATCTTCTTCGGTACTCATGATTAAGTTTTTGGTTTTTCTTCGGAAAATGAAGGTTCAACAGTTTTGTCGACAATTTCTCTTTTATCTTGTTCAAAATATACAGGATGATATTCGTACTTAAATAGTTTTACAGGTTTCCAATATTTTTCTATTAAGTTATTTACTATAATTACACCAATTACTATAACTAGAAACCCCAAAGTTACTAGAATACTCGCCGACATAAAAATAGCTGCAGATTCCATACTCATTTACGTGTCCTCTTTTTTATTGTTGTTTTTTCTTCTACCCAAGTAGAGCTAATCATCTTATCATATTCTTTTTCAGTTATTTCCTTGTAGGAATGTTCTGCTACTGAATCTAATGACTTCTCGAAGTCAAGTAGTGATTTTAGGTTAAAGCCTCGAGCAGGTACTTTGAAACGAAAACCATCGACCAGCTTTACGCTGATCTGATAGTATGCGTCTCGTTGCACCTTTTCAGTTTGTTTGATTTTCGTCGATTGCATCTTTATGCTGCTCTAAAAAATTATCATATGCACGTGGTTCCATATAATAACTAAGTACTTCAAGCAATGCTTTTCTTAAAGTTAAATTACTATCCCCACGACTAATTTCAAATGCTTCTTGCAATTCGTCGATAAGGATTGTATCAACTTGTTCATAAGTAAGTTCAAAAGTTTTCATTGTTTCTCCACACAAAATAAATGAGCATCTAGACCACGATCTTTTAAAGTTTTAGATAAGTCTCGGCATTCTTGATATGTTTTAAACTGAGCCAAATTTATGAATTTAATTTCACTCGGTGTAGTGTTAAACATTAAAGCGATGACTAATGACCACATATTACTTAGGCATCATCAATGCGTTGAAGTTGCTAGGTACAACAATGGTTTGTACTCGACCGTTCTTAATACCTTCGGAGATATTCAACATAGCCTGAGCTTGCATAAACTGAATAGATGCACCTGAGTTATTAGCTAATGCTGCCATTCTCCGACTTTCAGCTTCAGCAGTCTTTACTTCAACTTCTTTCTGTTTCAATTCGTTTTTGCTACGAACTAGGGCATTAGCACTCTCAACTACTGTGTCTGACGGCAACACATTACGAATCAATACCTGACTAATAGTAATACTGCCGTCTAGTTTTTCTTCTGTAAGATTACGGACGATTTCTTCTTTGATAAAACTTTCCATGTCACTGCGATTGTCTGCCATATCAAGTGCTTCATACTTACGAGCAGCTTTGTAAATAGCATTACGAGCATTTTGCACCACATAATTGTACATCACATAGGTGTCGCCTTTGAACTCTGCGTGGAAAGCTTTGTTCTTAGTAGAATATAACTCTGCTACATTTTGTGGATTGATATTGTAAACAACTACAGCATCTAGATCCTTCATTGTACTATTGTCCTTGGCAACAGGTGTCATATTTTCAAGCACTACATTGACGTCCTTAATGGGGAATGTCAACACATCACCAATCATAGTTTGATTAAATGAGCCAGGCAATAATTCGCCGGATTTGATCTGTCGGTCAAAGCCAATTCGTACACCTACCTCACCAGTTTCAATACGAGTACAACCTGTAGACAAAATTGCTGCGGCAATAATGGAAAGAGCCAAAAAACGTTTCATTATGTTTCCTTAAAATAAAATAACAATCAACATCAACAGCACTATTGCTGTGAATGAACACAATACACTATATCCAATCAATTTAGTCAATGTCCATTTGTCTTTTCCAGACAAATCTCTATAACCTTTGATTCCAAAATAACAAATACCAAATGCAATAAAAAATGCCAATATAATTTTAATCACAGTGTAATTCCTTTGTCCAATGTATAACAAAACTATCTCGGTCTTTAGTGTGTCTAAACCAAAATGCAGTGGGATCGACATAGTATCGTAGACCGGGTTCTGCAATCTTTACGGTTTGTCCCACAATGCTTTTGACTCTGTGACCCGCTGGTCCAAATGTCTGTTCAGCCCAGACCATCATGTCTGCACCATGTTGCATTCTTATTGGCAACAATGGTCTCACAGTGTGATATGGTTCGTTGTACAAGGACCTTGTTTGGCATAGTAAATTGTAATCTGGTGTCATTGATAACTCCATATCATTGTGGCATTGTCTTGGATGAATTTTTTTGACCATGCAACATACCCGCCATTGCTGTTGCTCCAAGGGCAATACTGTTGCCATAGTGCCTGGGCTTCTGCAGGATCTGGGTGACTCTTCATCAATTGGTCCACTTGAGGTCTTGTGCGCCAACCATCTAAGCTCCAGTCATGTGCTTGCAGTGCAATTTCTAATTCAGTCATTCTTCAATTCCAAAATGTTCTTTAATCTTCTTTGCACATTTAAGTTCAATTGTATCTCTAGGATCTGCTATGTCAGCAACACATGCATGGATACATTCTTTAATAATCAACTCGGCGAATTTTTTTGTATCGAAATGTAGATTGCCATCCACCAGCGCACCTTCGACTCGATGGGACCAACATTGTTTTTCCAATTCTTTAATTCGTTCGTTCATTTAGTTTAATCGGAATTTTGCCAAAGCGCTCTTTGCTTCGGAATAATTATTTTCCTGTTCCATTGCTGTATCTAAAGATTCCATCAAGATAAGACGTTGCAAAAGATCGCACTGGTGCATTTCTTTACTGGATAATGATTCATACCATCCGAGAAACTCTTCTTCTGTATCATGAGACCACATCATATCGAGCATCT